GTCAGATTCGAGATCCGGATGACGACGAAGATACTCATCGCGAAGTTTTTCTATCTTTGTATGATTGCAGCACTTGATCATATATGCCGCATTGTCAGTGACAATGTGTCCGTCTCCGTAACCATCGGGACCAAAATGGATATTGGCCTCGTCTAGCTGACTCAAAAGGAATTGAACCATTTCGTCATCTAGCAAATTATAGTTACGGTAGTCGAAGTTAAGAAAACCAACGACTCGGGCATCATTCCATCGATCTTTAAGATAGAAGGGTCTAACATTTCTTCCAAAAAAGTAATCTTTACCACAAGATTCTCGGAAGTTACCAGTTGAAAAGGATTTCTCCTTGTTTACGGTAAAACCAAAAAACTCAAGGCCAGCCCGGACATCCTCCAGCGCTTCGATGGGATATATTAAATCATCCCCGTATACGCTTATCTTTGAAGTATCCGCACCCACTTTCTCAACCATAGTGTGAACTATAGCATAGAAGATCAGGCTCTCTAACTCGAAAGTAAAACCGTTTCCCATTGAGGAAAACGACTCTAGAGCTAAGATATGACCCGATTCTTCATCCATATTTATGTGACCAGTTCTGCCCCAATTAAGGAGATCGAACCAGCCAGGACAAAACTTCAATGCCATCCACACTGCAATATAAGCCAGTGTATTACTCGCATTTAACAAATCGTCAGTAACGACTTCGCCAGTTATTGACCCGAGTAAGGCCAAAGACTGATTTTTTGTCTGATATTTTAAACTATTACCAAACAAAGCTAATCGCTCCCGTATTTTAGAACCAACTGCCTTTTGAAAGGGCATACTTAACGTTGGTTCAGTTACGGTAGTACGAAGAGTTCGTGCATTTTTTGGAACCATACCAAAGATACCATAGGCCACCTGTGGGTGCTTATACCACAATTCGTGGTAGCCCTGATATAAAGGCATCGTCTCAATCCAGTCATTCCAAAAGGATGGGAACATCCAATTTGACTGGGTTCGACGAGGGAACATTGATATGGAACATTCTGGAACCGCTTTAAGTTTAAAGCGGGGAGTGATATTATCTCCTCTACACGCACTACTTTGACCAGGCCCGAATTGAAAATTAAGATCGGCCAACGAGGGTGCAGGCCCAAGAATACGAGAGATTTTCCGCAAAACTGCCGTAAAATCGGAGTTTGCGCTAAACAGATCTTGTTTAGTCTCGTACAATTGGAAAAGCCGTGCATTCGTTGACCGACACTTAAGTTCGGTTTCAATAAAGTTCACTAGACAATTACGATTTTTGTCGATACCATCTAGCTCAAGGTCAGCATTTTTTGAATATAAGCTAACCACCTGTCTTGCATAACGAAATTCACGAATTGTGGACTCGTCAAAACAAGCAGGATCAATATTGAATACTGCCAGCCGATCATAACTATCTGAATCAATGAGCCTTTTGAGCTCTTCAGAGTAACAACCAGCTTGGTCAGCAAAGAACGATGCAACCCTCTTCGTGATGGTTGCGGATCGTGCTTTTTTATACTGATCATAAAAGTTACGTTGTCTTGGTTTTCTGGAAACTTTATTCTTTCTTGATTTCATGGTTGGTTCGTTCATAAAATACACCTTTTCAATGATGAATTTAGGAGGTTAAAAGAAAAATTAAAAAGCCCTTGGTTAGTTCGGCATTGCGTTCTTATCGAACGCGTCTGTAAACTGACCACTAGCGGTGGACGCTATAAAGCACTTGCGTACTAAATTGCGAGCCTCGCTATTTTGAGCTAACGTCGCCCTAGTTGTTGTGATACCATCCACGTTGTAACGGATGGGAAACGCAATCTTAGGCGCCGCAGAATAACCAGAGGAATTATTTCCTGTTACTACTTCCATTACGGGCAGAAACACGGTGAATCGCTTCCGCAACTCTTTCGAACCACGTTTAGTCGGCAGATTGATAAGCTGGAGCACGGTGCAAGACTCTTCATTAGAAGGGCCTACTTCGCGCCACCATCTCGTGTCACCGACCGCTTTTATGGCCTGATAGGTCACGTTAGTTGTGTCGTCTGCTTTAGTAATTGTAAAGTCAGCAAATGTGGACATAAGGTATACCTCAAATTCTACATGGTTAATTAAAAAGACTATGTAAATGTAAAGCCAGGGTTGTAGATAGCCCTAACCAATATCTAATGTCTTATTATTTTGCTTGCGGTGGAGTTAAGACCTACCAGAAGAGCTAGACCATTTAACCAGTGCTCAGGAACGAGCCGCTTATTAAATGACGGAACTGGTAAATGTGAAATGCCTTCTCTCCAACCCAGATATTCTCTTTTAACCGAAATATACCGTTCGAAAGGTTTCCCAATCGGGTACGATACACTCGTGCCCTGTGGAAACAGGACGGTTGGCCCAGACATTGCTGCCTGAGTCACGGTTCTAGAGGAATACGTAGACTGCCAAACCGGTCCCCATTCAAAATTGCGGATGTTACCATGGGCCTCAAGGAAATCCGAGAGGTGATATGTCCAGTCAAAAACAAAGGACATCCAGGTAACAGCCCACGCATCATACAGGGGATTGTCAAGCATGAAGAGTGTACTAAAACTAGGGGGCTGAAGTAAAACTGCGCGTATTTCTTTGCGCACTTCAAGGGATGCTAGAACATCACATCCATTGCCTTTTACGAATTCCCGTACCTTACGGGTTCGCCTAGCTTTCACACGTTGCTGATTGGTTCTTAAAAGCGACGTAGATAACAGATTAGCTACGGCCTCTGCACCTGAATACATGTCATTCAATAAAGGGCGAACCCCGTATTGGACAGCTAGTACATCAGACGCAATTGCCTCAGGTGAGGTAATATAAGACCATAGTCTATCACTACGCACTTTGTGGGGGTTATAGGCGCGCTTAAGCGGAAAACGATCATGAATTACTCGGCGAGCAATCCCGACGTTCCCGTTTGATGCCAAAAGCGCTTGCTTCATCGTCGAAAATTCAGCCTTCTTTACTCCGTAGAGAAAAGAGGCCAGACGATGAGCAGAATCGTTGATCATCCTGATTGGTTGATGGGCTTCAGAAAGAAACTCACCACCATTAAAAGTATGACCGCGTGCCTTAGTACCAATTTTGTTAATGAGCTTTAAGTCGTCGTTACTGGACCACGCGTCAAGCGCATTCCAGTTCACGGAAGGCCAAAACTCATTGGCTACCCACTGCTTCACTGAAGATCCATCCGTCCATTGGACAAGACTTTTGTTCCAGTGCGCAATATCCAGCAAGTAAGTGTGCTCTTCTTTCGGGCTATTAGGATTAGCACGGTCACCGCCAGACCATTGCTTCGAAAAATACTCTCCAACTAAAACGTTGGTATTAAAGTATTGCAATGTATGGTTGTAACGTGCGTCCGAAACCCTAGTGCCGGCAGTCATTTACTTAAGTCTGAAAAGCTTTCTCTGGCCCTATTAAGGGCTTTTGATCGCTCAAGGACGTAAGCTGCAAGCGTATTCTTATCTACAGGAACCTCTGCTACTTGTTCGACGCCTTTCAGTAATTCATCCGTGAGAGCTATATG